TCGCCGTAGCCTCGGCGTCGACACTGGCGATCCATGACCTGAGCGCCTCAGAGGCTTCGTCCTCGGTCAACGTCCCGCCTCCCCATGGCGCGAGAGAACCCGCCTTCGACGCGCCGCGATGCGCGGATGATGCGGTATTCGGTGCCGTTCTCGGCGCGGACGACATCTGCGGCGGTCTGGTCGTCTTCAGACGCCGTGTGCAGCGCGGTCGAAGACCAGATCGTGACCTCTCCGCCGGTGCGCTCGCCTTCCGGCAGCGTCACGAGGTCTTCCGGCGCCGGCGACTGGATCACCGCAGTGATCGGCGTTTCATTCGGCGCCGCGGCGGTCCATCGGCCATCGATCCACGATCCGGCTGCAGGACGAACGAGCGTCGCCGGTCGTGCCAGGAAGGCGACGGCGACAAGGACGGGATCGAGGCCGCTCATTGGTTCATCGCCCACGTGACGGCGCCGATCATGCGTCCGCTGTCGATCAGCGTCCGCGACGAACCCTTCTGTCGGATCGTCGACGGCGCGTTGGGCGGCGGCATGTTGGAGCCGATCTGATTCTGAACGAGCGTCTGCCCTTGCAGGCCGAGCAGTGGCAATGCCTGCTCCATCGACATGGTTCCCGACATCATCGCCTTGGCGTGCGCTCTCAGAGCGCCGCGGATCTGACCGCGCCCCTTGAACAGGGCCATGGTGATGAACGGCCGATGCGGGATTCGCGACGTACCGTAGTGGTTCCAGAACGCGATGGAGACCATGTCGCCCGGCGCCTTGCCGGCCGGAAAGCCGACCTTGACGGTGGACGGGCCCTTCGTCGCGGCCATGATCTTCGCGAGGTGTCCGCTCATGTCCCCTTTTTGGGTGACCGTGACGGTGGAGCGGATCGAGACCATCAGATGATCATGACGCCGATCGAGTTGCGCTTGCGGATCTCGATGAACCGGCGGCCATAAGCGGTCTCGGCAAGGAGGTCGTCGCGCGCCGTCACGCTCACCTCGGCACGCGTCTTTCCTCCGAATGAGGCGTGAACGTCGCCCACGCGGATCTGGTCGACTTCACCAGCCACTTGCATCGACGCTTCGCCGACCGAGACGGACGGAGATCCCCACCCCTCGAGGGTCAACGCATGAGCGGCATAGGACATCATCGCGGGCCGCTTGTCGGCTTCGATCCACGAGGCGCCGACACGGCTACTGGCCTCCGCCAGCACATCATCGACGATGGCGTCCCCGACCGCTGAGAACGCGGGATAGCGGTCCTTGAACTCTGCGGCGGTCGGGGTCGTGGTCATCACGGCTGTCCTTCGGCCGGCGGCGCGTCGGCGGCCTCGACGGCGGCGATCTCGGATTTCAGCCGCTCGATGCCCCAACGGCCATCGGCGGCGATGCCGAGAGCCTTGGCGCGATCGAGCAGCACAGCCTTGTCGTCCGTCGCGCCGCCGTCACCTTCGGCCGGCGTCGCGTCGGCCGCGGCCTCGGTGACGGCCATTCCGGCGGCGATCCACCCCATCACGACGGGATGCGAGAGATCGCCGCGGGGGACAGCGACGGAGCCGGCCGGAACGAGCGTCTCGCCCGACGGGAAGCCGAGCGGAACCTCGAGGCCGACGCCGGCCGTGACCGTGACGCGATCAGAGGCCGTCGCCATAGCGCACCTCCTTCGGCAGGCGGATGTCGAGACCGCCGACGCGGAACATGCCGGGCACGCGATAGTCGAGACCGACCACCTGGACCGGCATGAACCGCAGCGGCATCGGAATGTGCATCTTCAGCACCTCCGGATCGCGCCGATAGGCGATCGACCGCGCCGTCCCGCCGCTGCCCGCCGTGTCGAGGCCGATCAGACCACGGATGGTCAGCGGCTTGCCGGTGGTCGCGGTGTAGACGTTGAACTTGCGCAGGAACTCGAGGGTCGTCATCGACTGGTTCGGCAACTGCTCGGAGGCGATCGCGTTGAAGCGCGTGTAGGGCAGCAGCAGCGTATCGGCGAGCGCGACGTTGCTGGTCGCCGTCTGGACGCCGGTCAGCAGGCTGTTGGCATCGGCGAGCTTCTCGGCCGGCGTCTTGTTCGCCCACAGCGGCGACGCGGACGCGCCGTTCGGCAGGGCGACCTGCGGAACGGAGGCGTGATTGAACAGGCCCTTCATGCCCTTCTTGGTGTCTCCGGTCAGCGCGAGAGCGTCGACGAACTCCTCGTAGGCGCGGCGCGCGCCGATCGCACGATCGGATTCGAGGCTCTGACCGAGCATGGCGGCCTGGTTCACTTCCTCGAGGCTGTAGCGATAGCCGCGAGCCGCCGACCAGACCGACGTCTCGAACTTGGCCCGCTCGTCGGAGCCGTAGGGGATGTCGGAAGCGTCGGAGAGCCACGCCGCGGTGCCGAACTGCTCGGACGAGTAGAAGGCGACGGTCTTCGCCCACGGGTTGGCCGAGAAGTCGCAGGGGATCAGATCCGGGTACTGGATCTGGGTGAACTTCACCTGATAGACCTGCGTCTCGATGTGCGCGGTCTGCGAGACCACGAAACCGAGACCGGCCTGAGCGTCGTTGAACATCATGTTCATGGTGGTGGATCTCCTCAGCCCAGGCGGATGATGGCGAGGCCACCATCGGCGGCCGACGTGTCGAAGATCGCGCCGGTCAGAGCCGTGTTGCCCGACGCGGTCGCGGTGAAGAGGCCGGCGGCGGTGTAGTAGACCGCCGCACCGGCGGTGACGGCGCCGGAGACGGTGACCCAGATCGGGCCCTTGGTCCGAACCTTCGCCGACTCGTACTGGCCGTACTTGTCCGGATTGTTGGCGTCGCGGGCCTGCGAACGCACGGTGATGCCGCGGACCGTGGTGCCGGGCGTCGCGGTGATGCCGCGATCGTCGGTGCCCTGGAAGACCAGCTTGCCGAAGCCGATGCCGGCCGAATCCTCGACGGTGCGGGAGATGTCGTTGCCGACCTCTTCCATGTTGGCGATCATGCCGGCGCGGGCCGCCGACATCGTGCCGTAGGTGCTCTGAACGGTCGGCATCAGCACTTCTCCTCGGTCTTCTCGCCCTTCCAGGCGCCGCCCATGTCGCGGCACATCTTGTCGTAGGCGGTCTTGGGATCGGCCGCGTCGGCGGTGCGACGGACCTTGGCGGCGCCCTCGATCGCGCCACGCAGCGGGTCGGGGGTGCCGACGCCGTCGAGCAGCACGTCGAAGGCGGCGGCGATGTAGGCGTCGGCCTTGTCCTTCACGGCCTCGGCGCCGAGCGCGGCAGTGACGGCCTCGCGGCGGATCTGATCGAGCGTCTTGCCGTCGGTCTCGATCGTCTTGCCGGCGATCTTGATGGCGTCGGCGATGACGGCGACGCGCTCGGCGGCGCGGGTCTCGACCGCGGATTCGGCGTCGGTGACCTTCTTCTCGAGATCGGCGATCTTGGTCTCGAGGGTCTTCTTCTCGGCGGCATGCTTGCCGTCGGCGGCGGCGATCTTGGTCTCGAGATCGCTCGCCTTCTTTTCGGCGGCATCGGCCTTCGTCTGGAGCTTCGAAATGGCCTGAGCGGCCTGTTCGCTCGCGTCGAAGGTGAAGCCGTCGACCGTGACCTTCACATCGGCCATGTTCGGAGGTTCCTTGTTCGCCGGATTGATGGTTCGTCCGTCCCCGATCCGGCAATCGGGTCCGGCCCGCGCCGCGTCGACCACGGCGAGGTGATTGCATCGAATGGAACGCTGCACCGCGTCGTACGCCTCCCCGCCAGGCGTCATGCCGGAGGTCCAATCGAGAGCGCAGACGTAGCCCCACGAGAGTTGCCGCTTGCCGTCGACCACGGCGCGGATCGCCGAGGCATCCATGAGGGCGAGAGGGACGCGGATGAAGTCGCCGTCGCGTGCGATCTGGTCCCCGGTCTGACCGACAGACAGGCGCTTCCAGTTGGTGGCGTCGACGGGTTGCGGCGGGTGATCGACCGTGACGGGGCGGTGAGCCATCGACGCCATGGCATCCGAATGGAAGACCTCGTCTTCAGGCCGCCAGACCCGAACGGATTCCATCTCGGGTCGGCCGAGAGCGGCGCCGGAATAGATCTGGACCCCGCAGCGCGCCGACCGAGCATCGGCGACGAGATAGCCGTCACGGGTCACGCGCACCCCGGTCAGAGGAGCGGTGTCGAAGAACTGCATCTCCATGTCGAAATCCTCAGTCGCAGCGGATCACGGCTGCGGCGCGACAGCGGCATAGCGGCGGTTCACCAGGGTGACCGTCGGTCGGCCCGTCGGCCGGACGCTTGTCCCAACGGAAGCGACGGCCGTGCCGATCCCAATGCGACGGTCTGGAGGTCGGATATTTCCCGGTCGGATTGCCGCGCACTCTCTCGTCGAGCGAGCACATCCAGTCGTATTCGGTGATTCCGGCACTCACCTGCCTGATGCGGTTGAGATCGGCCGACCACTTGGCGGCCTGATCTCGCGCGATGACGGCGGCGCGACGCTTTGCCCACCCGAATTCAGAAACAAAGACGTCGGCGATCTTCTTCGTCGACGCCCCGTGCGTGACGAGATCGAGCAGTCGCTGTTCGATCCGCTTCGCAACCTCGTCGGTCAGGCCCGTGATGAGCCCGACGTTGCGCTGCACTGCATTATCGATCGACGGCTCGATGTTCTCGGACCGCACCACGGCGGCAATGTCGATTCCGATCGCCGCGTTCACACGTTCGATCCACCGATCGGCGTGCCGGGCGCCCTCAAGCATCAGCGCCGTCTCGATCTTCCGCTCGGCGGCGCCGAGCAGCCGCGCCAGAGAAGCGCGAAACACCTGCATGGCCTCGGACAGGATGCGCCCGTCATGGGTCAAGACGGACCGCTCCGACCGCACGGCGTCGGTCAGGTCGGATCGATGCCGCTTGATCACCGTAGCGACCAACGACACGGCGGTGCGACGGATCTGCTTTTCGGTCCCCTTTCGAGGTCCGATCGGGCGGATGATCACGACGCGGTTGCGGATCCCCTTGGATCGAGCGAGCGCAGCCAAGTCGATCATGTCGGAATCCTTGC